ACTTTATCATTTAAAGATTCTTTTTTAAGATTAAGAACTTTTATTTCCTCTTTAATTGATCTAATTTTTTCTTTAAAAATATTATTCATCGAAGAAAAAATTTTAATATCTAAAAGATCCTCTATCACTTCTCTACGATTAGGACTAGACAATTGCATGAAAGGGACAAAAGCACTGCTCCCTAATATTACAATCTGAGTAAAAGATTTGTAATTCATCTTTACTACGTTTTGCTCTAACCATTTTTGCTGATCATTAGCGGAAGAAAACTGATCTAACAAATTATCGTTTTTATAGATTTCAAATATTGCTGGTTTTATACCTCTTCTTACTTTCCAATCCACAGAACCAATAGAAAATTCCACTTCGACAACACAATCTTTTTCATTAGTGGAATTTATTAATTGAGATTTAGTAATCTTACGAAATGATTTTCCAAATAAACTAAAAGTTAACGCATCTAATATTGTGCTTTTACCTGCACCGTTAGCACCGATTATTAAAGTCGTATCATTAGCAGTTAAATTTATTTCAGTATATTGGTTTCCAGTTGATAGAAAGTTTTTCCAACGTATATTTTCAAATAATATCATGATTAGTTTTTGGTGGTATTACAATATCATCAGATGTTATAACAGTATAATTATATCCATGATATTCACAAGTTTTGATTATTAAATCATCTTCAACCTCCATAATAGTCATATCTGGGTAATCTTCATCCTCCATCATCATAACATATCTTTCAGCATCATCTTCCTCCTCAAAAAGATATAAAATTTGAACTCCATCATCATCCTCCACCGAGTAAGCACCTTCTTTTTCTTTCCCCTCAATCGTTAAAATGAACATTATATCAACTCACATGCTTGTTGATAAGCCTCACCAATCATTTTTTTAACAATAGATTTATCTAAGTTTACCTCTGCTTCATCTATGTAACGATTTAAAATAGACATGGTATCTTCAGACTCATACATATCAGATTCATCTTTATCATACCAACCATTAAATTCAAAGTTTTCTACTATCTTTAACTCTGCTACATTAGTAGCATACAATTTATCAATAAATTTTTCAAATTGTTTAGTATCAGACTTTTGTTTTACAATTACTTTTACTATTTTATTCTCTAACTCTCTTGCATCAAATAATTGATAATCAGTATCTTTATAGTAAATTTTATAAAACAATCTATGTGGATTATTTACTGGTTCAACTTCCAAAGTTTCTGTATCAAATAAATGAAATCCTCTCGTATCTGCACAATCATTCCAATATATTTCGTAGGGATTTCCTAGATATGAAATATTATCTTGAGAGGATCTTGTGTGAAAATGTCCAGAAAATACTTTTTTAAATTTTTTAAATGGACTAATATCAAATCCATGATCCATTACAACATAATCATTAACCTTAAATCCTTGGAGTTCTAAATGTCCCATGCAAACAGGGGATTTAGATTTTTTAATCATAGATAAAGTTTTATCTTTATTTTCTTGATTAATCCAAGGGACAAGGAGAATACTTAAATTATCCACTGATATTGGAACTGTTTCCGAATATACTTTTACGTTTTTGTATTCACGTAATAATAGATCTATTGCATTTATATCATTTGTATTTTTATAATAAGCAGTATGATTTCCAACAATACTATGAACCATGCATCCCATCTTTTGCAAACGATCAAAATAATGGTCTTTAGCCCATGTTAATGCAGAAAAATCTATTCCCTTTCTACTGTCAAAGGTATCACCCATATCAATAATAGTGGTAATACCTTCTTTCTCAATAATAGGAAAGAAAACATCATTATAGAACTTCAGGAAATAATCATGAAAAAGTTTAGAATTTTTTCTTGCTCCGAAGTGCTGATCAGTTATGATAGCAATCTTCATTAATTACGAAGTTTTGAGTGTACAGCATCTTTGATTGAATTATAGTCGGAATACTTATCCCCGTCAATCTTATTGCTATCATCAAATACTTCATTGTAACCAGACTTTTCAATAATCTTATTCTTAATTTCTAATTGGCGTTTCTCTCTTTGTATTCTGCGAAGAAATGCGTAATGTATAATTTGTGTAAAATAAGCAAAAGGATTCTTAGATTTCTCAGGATTAAAATTATGTATGTATTGAACGCAATTTTCTATACCATCAGAAATCATGTCCTCCTTGAACATGTAATTAACAAAGTTTGGTTTGAATGATAAATGATTTGCAATCTTTAAAAAACACTCACCAATATACCTTGGTATTACTGGTTTAGGTTTATCTTGTAACTTAGCAATCTCAATATCTTCTTGATATCTTATTAAAGCAGCAAGAAATTCCTTGTTATTTACATAGTGCTCAGATCTTTTACGTCTCGCCATAGTTCTTGGCTTTAACATGAGTTTTTATCACTAATATGTATATAGTATAACATTTATAAAGAAACTTGACAAGTATTCAAAAGAACACTATGATAACTCTGTGGAGTTGCAAGAGATATATTAGCTATTAGTATTACTATTATTTTTAAATATTTTTTCTAAAATTACTTTTGCTTCATTTACGCTAGATATATATCCCATCCTTCGATTTATTTTAGATCTACCTTCCTTTTCCTCCTCTACATCTTTAACATATCTTTCATACATCATCATCATTTCTATATCATTTGATTCTGATAAAGTAATAATATTATCCATATCAACTAAAAATATATCATCTTTTGTTGTTTTTAACCACGGTTCAACTTTATACCCTATGGTTCCAGATTTTCCTTTTATCGGTTCAATAATAATAGGACTGTGTAATATTAGCATTATTCGATCATCTTCATTAGATGCAGCAACTTTGGCAAATATTTCTTCACCTGTTTTTAATTTGATTGTAGCAAAAAAGTCGTCCTCTATCATTAGCGTATCCTGATTGTAATTATTTCATAATTAAAATTTTCTTCATTGTAAATTTTTATTCTTTCAATGAAATGATTTAATGTGTAATTTCTTTTAGATCTATGAGTGCAGTCATCAGAAATATCATATAAAGTTGCTTTTACTTTATCTTTTCCTTTTCTAAGAACTCTACCAATTGATTGTAAGTTTCTTATTCTAGATTTAGAAGGACTAGCAAAAATAACATTATGCAATCTTTTTATATTGATTCCAGTGCTAAAAGTTCCATAACTAGCAACAATGATTGCATCATTCTCTACTTCAGTAATTTCTCTCACTTGCTCTCTTTCTTGAGCATCAACACCACCGTGAATAAAAAATACTTTACGATCACCTTTTTTACTATTTATCATTTCGTAAAGAACTTTTCCATGTGCTTCCACTCGTGAAAACAGAACCAAAGTATTGCCTTTTAAATCTAGTGAAAGATTTTTAATAAAATTATTTCTCTGTTCATGTGTAATTAAATATTCTATTTCATCTTGATATGTTTCAAATTTTCTTTCAGGATGTTTTAAGATAATACATTGGATATCTAATTGAGATAGATGTCCTTGTTTCATCAATTCATCTGTCTTAGTTACTTTATAGGATGGTCCAAATAATCCCTCTAACACCCATTTATGAGTTTGAGTTCCATCTAAAGTTCCAGTAAATCCAAACCTATACTTAGCATGATGTAATTTAGTCATTATAGATATTAATGACTTCGACTTGAATAGGTGTGCTTCATCCCCTATAATTACATTATAATCTTCAAAGAAAGAACGATCTAAATTATATACAGACTGCCATGTTGTAATAGTAACAGGATATTCATTTGTTTTTTCTTTA